AAGCGTGGCAGTAATCTTTAACAGAACAAGACTTGCACATCATTCCAAGATTTGGCAAAAAAATTTCTGCCTGAATCCCTTTCTCAAACTGTGCAAACAGTTCCGTAAATAGTTGCACTGTCCAACGAGACAGGTCCCCTGCGTCTTCCATAATACCTTGTCGGGCGTTATAGAAGTAACCTTTGGTTGGTCTAACACCGGTTACACTTTGGACAGCACAAGCGTATAAACCTAATTGCATATTTGTGTCAGGCATATAAACACCAGACTTATAATCAACAACAGCAATGTCACCTTCAGGTGTGACAGCAACTAAATCAATAAAAGATTTTACAAGTATGTCACCAAACATCACATTGTATTCTGGTTCAACTTGTAGAACACCGTTGTGGTTCCACACTGACCATTTATTATTTCTCCACCATTGAATAAAATTGTCAACCATTTGTGGTCCGTTGTCTTGCCACCAAATATCGTTTTCTTTTTCCGGATACGCTTTGGTGGCGCGACCGCCAGCACGCCAAGCAGAAGGGATAGTGTCTGTGGCTGCTGCTTTTTCATCAATCATAGTTTGGAAATGGGTAGTCCAATACTTGATTGCTAAATCTTTACTCACAATCTAATTCCTCTGCTGTTGGTGCGGTAGCTGGGCTACCACAAGCTGAACAAAACATATCCAAAAAGTACATTGAGATTGCGTTGTCTTCAAACATTACTTTAAGATTCCAAACTTTACAACCACATAAGCATACGTGTGTTGGTATTCCTCTTAAATCAAATTTTGGTTTTGATTCATCAGGTACAAGTTCGTCAATCGGTTTCATATTGTTCTTTTAAGAACTGTTCTACTGCCGCGTGGAAGGCTGAGCCTCCGATGAAATACCACGCAGGTATTTGTGGTGCTTGTAGCTGGCGTTCTAGTTGCCAGGCTTTGCCGCATTTCATCCAGGAGGTAAAGGATGAGAATGATCTGTGCCCGATGATTGGTTCCATAAGGTTCACAATATCACAGGTTTGTAATTCGTTTAACGACACGCCATAAGCGTGTCGGTTGCTAATCATTTGACAATACGATTATACTCGGAGCGAGCCGGTGAGTATGTGCGAGCGACCCGTTAACGAGGAACCGCTTTAGGCGGTTCCGAGTATAAACATAGTATTTTAAAAAACAAAAAAAGCCCCTCACAAGGGGCTGGGTATATTCCTACACCAAACCACCCTGTAAGGGGCTAAAACGTGCCTTAAATTGGCTTTAAACTGTACGTATGGACACGTACATAATCCCACCAAAACCAGAATATCTACGGTCAGCCGGGGTTGTTCTTTCAAAACTTAACTGCTCAATCAAACCAGTAACCTGCTCACCAGTAGTAAAATCCTGAATCACCACAGTGTCACCTGCAGCCTCAAGATTCTCTAACGCTTGCAACCTATCCCAAGCACGACCCTCGTAACCATTTTGAACACCGTAACGATCAGTTTCAAAATCATAGTTAACTAAAGGAATAGTTAATTGGCGTGCCCTGGTTACAGCAGGAAGAGATTTAACTTGGTAGCCGTCAAACACTGGGCCTTTAGTTGCATCAGTTGATGAACGGTTAAAGGTAAATCTAAAAGCTAATTCTTCTTGTGGTTGTGCAATGTTTGTTGCAAGATCAGTGTTTAACGCAGGTGTTGAACCTGCGATAGTGATAATGGAAGTTACATCACCATCTATTTCTTTAGTTGAAATAGTACAAGAACCAAACATTGGTGTGTCAAACCTTGGTTTGATTAACTTAAAATATTTCTTTTCAATAGTTGCATACCTAATGAAACCTGTGTCCAAGAAACCTGTTGGGGTTTTATTTGTTGCACTCTCAAAGTAAACACCTGAACCTGCAACAGCGAACGCTGCACGGCCTGTGTCACCAATGAAAGCAACAGCACGACAATTACCCGTTACACCGGAAGATAAATCTTTAGCATAAGCGTAACGACCAGGTTCAACTTCTTGAGATAAATCAATACGAATCAAACCAGACTTGCCATCAATAGCATTTGTTACAGTTGCGTAAGCAAACCTGTCTTCAAAAGCAAAAGCCGTTGTGTGTGTAGCATCAGATTTTTCGTAAGTTAATGGACCATAGTTGATGTCACCGTTAGCATCAATAATACCAACACGAATACCTTTATTGGTACCGATCATCATATATGTTCCAAGGTAAACACCAAGAGATGTTACGTGTTCATCATCAGGAAAATCTGCTGCAGTAACAGCGTTAGTTAATGTTGGCATAACACCAACAGTGCTTAAAGTAAATTTGAAAATGGATGAATTGTTTCCACGATAACCTGAAGCGTAAACTGCTTGAGGTCCTTCAACAATGGAAGACCAAGTCCAACCAGTATCAGGATGTGTGTACCTGGCATCACTACTGTCAGGGTTTGTGCCACCACGTGTTTGTGTTATTTCGTAAATCTTTTCACCAATACCAGCAACGATACGTTGCTTAACATAAGATATAACAACTTTAGTATTATTAGTTGGATAATAGTTTGTGCCCGTTGCACCGGTACCTGTTAAATCACCACGATAAATACCTGTGGCATTGGCAGCATAATAATATAAACCATCTTGTGCAAGAGATTTAATATCAGAACCTGAACCACCATAAGCAATAGTTGCATCAGTACCATCTGCTGCAATACGTGTAAGAACAGCATCATCTGAAACAAACACACAGTCCTGGTCTAATGAATCAATAGCACCAAACATATTAATGTCATCGGAAACAGTGAAAACATTTTCTGTATCAGGCAACATTGTGACCTGACCAGGTGTCCAAACATCAACACCAGCTGAATCATTAAAACGATACTGAACATTCTCTGAAAGATAAGGGTCAAGATAATTGATACCAGCACCAAGATGAAAAGATGATTGGCTTCTCAACCACCATCCTTCAAAAGTTTGCTCACCAACTTCTTTAGTGTTATCAAACTGTTGTTTACGATAAGTTGCTGTTTGTCTTTGGTAAGGGTATCTGTCTGATGCTCCAAGAAGGAAAGGTTGCCCACCAATGGCAACATCATAAATGTTGCTAGTGTTTGTGTAAAGTTGCGCTGTGGAACCTGCAAGCCCAATAGGGTTAACAATCGGTTCGGTAATGCTCTCAGTTGCCATTATGTCCCTTCAAATGGTCCATCATTTCTTTAGTCAAATAATCAATACGTTGTTCAATACGTTTAACAGAATCAGCCATAGATGAACCACCATTAGGTTTAAGTTCCTGCAAATAATTTTTTAACCAGTTCTTAAACACCCAAGCCAAAGCTGAAAGAATAATTACTACACCTGCAAGGGCAGTGGCAAACATTGCTGCGTTCTCTAAAACCATTACTCTTTATCCTCTTTATCAAACGTGACCTCAGAAAGGGTCCACAAAAGAAAAGCAAAAACTATGGCAACACCAACAACACTACGAGTACTTCCAGGTGGAAGCACAATCCAAGCGATAAGCAGACCTACAAGTGTGAAGGACTCTGCGAACCAAGCACGGAAGTGTCGTCCCAGAAAGGACAAGACACGTTTCATTTAACCCTCCTAGGGTTTGCTAGTTGTGATACGATAATTGCACCGAGAACTACCTGTTGCGCCTCACGGCGTTCTTCAGGTGTGAACTCGGAACCAAGATTATTAACAAATTGGGCGGCAGCAAGAACTTGCTCGCCACCAGGAATGGACTCTAATGCAGAACTTATGGATTCAAATATTTGTTGGACTGACTCTGGCAAACTTAACGAATCATCTTGTACAACATATTCTTGATCTTGTACAACTTCATCAACTAAGGAAAGGTCGCTAGATGTTAAGTCCTCAACAGGTAGCTCTAAAACGTTTGGCTCAATTGGAGCCTCAGATACTTGAGGTTCTTCAATTGGCACGCTTGGCAAAGACTCTGGAGACGGTTGAACCATTGGAGAATTATCTTGATCGGGAAGACTCTCTGGTTGTGACTGAGTCTCTGAAGGAGTCGGAGAAGGCTCAGGAGATGGTTGCTCACTTGAAGTCTCAGATGGGCTTGGAGTAGGTGTCAGACTTTCAGTTGGCGAAGGGCTTGGCTCTGGTGTCTGCTCTGTCACTGTTGGTGATGGGCTTGGCGTGGCTACTGTTAAATTGGTAGACAACAAGTAAGACCCAGTAGGATATGAGTTACAACAAATGTAAGCGTAAGATGTTGCACGAATAAAATATTCACCAGCCACTAAAGGCATAGTGATAATAGAAGCTAAAACATTGGTTGCACTATGTGCACCATCATCATTAGCAGCAAGTTTGATAGCACCTTGCCATAGTTCAATCCAAGAATCAATGAACCCAGGATTAGTTTGTGGTGTGCCAGTAGTTGTTTGAATTGTTGCATCAACAGGTTCAGTGACAGTAACCGGCACATCCACAAAAGGGGTTGTGTTATCAAGATTAATTGTTACATCATCAGAGTAAGATGGTTGTGCCACAAAAATTGTTAACACAACTATAGCGAAAACGCTAGAGAAGTGTCTAAACAATTAAATCGCTAAAACGTCTTTAGGATCAACATCTTTAGAAGCTGACCAGCGTGCACCGTCTCTTACTTCAAAATGAAGATGAGGACCACTTGAGTTACCAGTATTCCCAGATTCAGCAATATGTTGACCTTTTTTAACCTTGGCTCCAGCTTTAACAAAAGTTTCTGAACAGTGAGCATATATCATCCAAAGGTCTTTACCATTGATATTGGCCTTAACAATAACTTGTTTACCGTAGGCCGCACCCCAGTTGTTGCCTTGTACTGTCCCATCACAGGCTGCGATAATATCTGTACCAGTTGGCACAGCATAGTCCACACCAGTGTGTTTTCCTGACTTCCACATCTTACCGGCTTTGCCGTATGGTGTGGTTATTTTTCCGTTAGCAATAGGTGAGGCCAATGTTATTTGCCGCCTTTACCTTTAGATGCTTTCTTAAATACTTCGTCAACTTCAGCCAATGTTAGGTCTCCGTCTTTCAGGAACTCTCTGGCAAGGTCTGTTACTACACCTGCAATAGCGAGGCCTCCGGCGATGGCTGCTGCTTTGACTGGTTCTACGCCTGCAAAAGCACCTACACCTACTGAAGGTAAAGCAAAAGATATGAATAAAGCTAGTGATCTTGTTATGATGTTTTTAGTTACTTGTAGTGTCATTGTTCTCCTTATAGTGCTAATTTGCGAGCAGTACCGTTACCGCCAGCATTACCTGGATATGTTGAACCAGGGTCAGATGTGTTTGTTGCTGGACCACCAGCACCACCTGTTGCAGCAGGTGTAATAGATGAAGTGTCAGTTCCGTAAAATATTGTGATAGAACCACCACCGGAACCACCACCAGCGTAAGGTCTAAATGCTGGATTTGTTGTATATGCTGCACCACCATTAGTACCGTTAGCAACAATTGTTCCTGAGCCTGATAAAGTTCCTGTGCAATAAATAACAAGCACACCACCAGTACCGTTACCGCCAGATAAATTTCCTGGTCCACCAGGACCGTCATATCCTGAACCACCAGGGTTTCCAGCACCACCACCGATGTTAGAAATGTTGGCACCAAAATTTTCTATAGCATCAGCACCACGACCACCATTAGCAACAGCATTAGAAGATGCAGCAGTAGAACCTGAACCACCGGAAAAAGATGTACCAGCAGCAGGTGTACCTTGGTTATCTCCACCCTTACCACCACCACCGGTTTGACCATCAGTACCGTTAGATGATGCAGCAGCACCATCAGAAGGAACCTGTGGATTACTTACAGCACTATATGTACCATTGGCTAAACGAATAGCACCTTTAGTTGTGGAACCACCAGAGTTACCTGAACCTGAATGATTAGAACCACGTGCAGACATACTAATAGAACCATTAAGAGTTAAATTACCTTTAACATAAATGCAGGTAAAAAGTTTCCTAACGGAAGGAATGAAAGTTTGACCAGAGTTAATTGTTAAATTACCATTAACAGCAATAAGTGCTGAACGGGTATCCTCTGTTGAAGTAAACCAATCAGATGCTGTGAAAGACGAAACAGTTTGAGCACCACTTTTAACAGTATAATCATATGAACCAAGTGAAACACTATTAAGAGTTAAAGTGCCACCAGATGTTGGGCTAACAACGTTAGCCTCAACAACGTTAGCCATCAACGTTCTTAGATCAGTTTCAGTGACATTACCACCATTAAAAGAAGGTGCAGCAGCAGAAGCAAAAAGAAGCATTAGACTCCTTTAGGATACTAAGTTACCGAAGGCAACCCAAGTATCTGTGTCAGTTTTTAACAAAGTTGTTGCAGCGTATTGTCCTTTAAGTTTAAGTCTTGAACCTTCAGAGTTAACAGCAACACCTGAAGCGCCAGTAATACTTGTTTGACCAGCACCTGTTTGAACAAGTGTTACAGCAGTACCTGTAGGAAAAGCTACAGAAGAGTTCAAAGGAACAGTGACAGTATTAGCACTTGAATTATTTACAGGTAAAACTTTACCAGCATCAGACAATACCAATGTGTAAGAAGAACCAGTGCTTGTGTTAAAACCATAATAAATACTTGCACCTGTAAGAGTTCCACCGCTTGCTGCAGCAGTATGACCGTGTGTAGCATTAGCAAAAGAACCAATAGTTGGTGTGGTTAAAGTTTTATTAGTAAGAGTTTGTGTATCAGTTGTGCCAACAACAGCACCAGTAACACCGTGCACACCAGAAGAAGCAGCAATATGTTCTTGTGGTTCACGGTAATCACGTGCAGAAGCAACGTGTTTAACCTGGGCACCAGCATCGTGAGCAACACCAGAAGTACCATCTTGACCACGAACAATAGTTAATGTGGTACCAGCAGCAGCTGTTACGTTAACAAGTTCCTCACTTGATGTGTCATAACTTAAAGCCAAAGTGTAAGGGTATGATGCAGGAAACCCAGACACTGAAGCAACAGTAATAGAAGTTGCTGTACCATTAACAGCACCAGTTAAAGTGGTATCAATAGCAACAGATGAATAATAACGATTAACAGACATTACTTACCTTCCATATCTTACGCGAATTGGGAAATCTTCCTGTTGGCGTTTAGAAGCAACAGTAAGTCTTTGCTGATATAGTTGAAACAAAGCACGTGTAACAGTTCCACCTGAACCAATAGGTGAAGCCTGATCAACTTGGTCAACCTCAGCGCTTTGACCTGGTAAGCGTGAAACATCCAAATAACCTGCAACACGATAAGCAGCACCTAACACAACAGGTTCTTTAGCGTATATAGGAAGATTAGTTACTGTTTCAAAATCATCAGATGGTAAATACAATTCTTGTGGTTGACGTGAATAAACCACGTGCACAGTGCGACCCGGAACAATACCATCATAAACAGAAATTGTTTTACCAGTATTAAAAGTACCAACATAAGCGTTCTTGTTAATAGAATATTGTCTGACAGGCAACCACTCTTGTGTTGGACCAGTTGTTTGCCACATAACTTGCAAAATCTCATCAGCTTCCGAAGGAAGCTCATAGGTGTTTTGGCTTGAAATAAAACTAAATGTTGTGTAGAACACACCAAACAGATCAGGGAACACACCGGTAACGGAGTTGTTTATTTGTTTACGAATAACATCTTTAGGAAAACTTGGGGAAATCGTTACACGATCACCAATGTTGTGTGGGGCTTTTTGTGTTGAACGAAACCCACGACCATAAGGGGCAATGGTTGCAACGTTAGTGGCACGGTCAAAGGATTCAATCCACATCAACTCGTCACCAACTTCAACAAGTCCTTTAGATAGACTTGCTGCATCAGCAACAGTCATAGTCAGTTGTGTGTCGGTCATAGCAGCAGTTAGATAAGTTGATTGGTCCTGGCGTTGAGTGTACCCAGATAGGGCAATAAGTGTTTCATCAACCAAGTCGGAAAATGATGGCATTAGTCCTCAACTTCTCTCAGGGCAGGAATGGCTGATAAGCCTGTTGTTCCCGCAAGTTCATTACACACAGCGTTCAAACCTTTATAATCTTTAGGGCTACGACCTGCTTCAGCTTTTTGATTAAGTGAACCAAGTAATTCAAGACCGGTTGTGCCAGCCCATTTATTCGCTGCACCTGCTTGATCAAGGTACACATCACGATTAGGGTAAGATGCGCCACCATTAGCAAGTCTGTTTAATTCGTCAACTAATGTTGAGCCAGCAAAACCATAAGTCATTATTTCTTCTTTCTCGCAACAGCCATATTGTCAATCAAATTAGGATAAGGACGACCAGCAGCTTTAGCACGTGCCTTAGCAGCAGCCTTCTTAGCCGGAGTTAACTTGGTTGATTTCTTCTTAGGGTTTTTTGTTTCCCAAACAGGTTTCTTTTTCATTTACAGTTACAGTCCCAAGCTCTTAGTGATTTGTTTATACGTGAATTAGGATCACGTGCAGTTTTAGCGGAAGTCAACTTAGACTTCATACCACACATACGACTACAAAAAGATTTACGTCTACCAGCAGCCTTTGGTGATTTCTTAGCCTGCGCTGCTTTAACAGGAGGTTTAAGATTCATACCTTGTGCTTTAGCACTAGCACGACCTTTAGCATTCAACCCACCTTTAGGGTTCTTACCTTCTTTGCGTTGCCACGCAGCAGACTTAGCCATATTACTTAACTTTACCCATCTTCTTCATACTGGACATTTTTTTAGCTTTCTTTAAATCTGCACCAGTGATCTTCTTACGTGGTTCAGCAATAGCAGCTAAACCTTTTTGTTTTTTAGAGTATTTGCTGTATGGCATTATTTTCCTTTAGGTTCGTTTTTGTACTTACCAACTTCAACATACTTTGGTTGAGGTCTGCGGGCAGGAGTTTTATCAGTTGCCTTAGCAGGATTGTTTATAGCAGAACCACCAACACCGTAAGGGTTAACAGCACCGTAACATCCACATTCGTAACACATATTATATTCCCATCTTGTTCATAGCCTTCGTTACCTTTTTATTGGCTAACCTGTTTGCTGGTGGCATTGTTCCACCATCGTAGGGTTTGCCAAGATTTTCACTAGCCTTGTGGGCATCCTTAATTGCTTTCATACTTGTACCAGCAGGTTGAATACCTTGCCTTCTGGCATCAGCATAAGCATTAAGTTCAGCGTCCCACTTCTTACGAGGCACCTCACGCATATGTGCTGCATCACCAGGATGCAACTCTAACGTGGAAGCCTTACAACCAAAACAATTCTCTTGATACTCAGGATGCGTTCTCTGCCTGTGTAGCGACATAGTTTTCCTCCAACCACTTCAAGTTATCTTGTAAGCGCCCGTCCTTTGGGTTAGCCTCAAGGGCCATCTTAGCAAACTTAACAGCCTCATCTTTTTTACCAAGTTGCCAACCAGACACAGCTAACAGATCGTAGCAACGCCAGTCCCAAATGGATTTGTCGTTCAAGTAATGTGTTGATGGTTCTAGTTCGTTGACTTTGCTTGCAGCGTCCCAGCATCCTTGCCAGTTACCGACAGTGTATGAGAACTGTGCAAAACTAAACCAAGGTTCAAGTTCTGTAGGGTTTTCTTTAATACTTCTTTGAAACCATTTCAATGCGTTCTCGTTGTTACCAAGTTCCTGTGAGGCTTGTCCTGCAGCACGGCACACAGCGGAGCGTTCAACGTACCATCCACCTGCGTTTAATGTTGCGAAAGCGGTTTCAATAACTTTGTCCCACATTTTGTGAAAATAGTATTCGCGTGCAAGATAAGCCCACATTCTTGCATCGCGTGGGTCTTCGTGTACTGCTGCTTCAAGCATAGGTAAATAATAAGTTCTTGCCTTTGTGTCATCAGGTTTATGAAACACTGTCAAATCGTACTCTAAAGTTTTTTCGTCACCCGGTGTGTATTTAAAAGTTACTTCGTGACAAGGTTTAATCCAACGATACCCGTGCCTACGATGAAGTCTGTTGTTGTTGCGCCACTTGTTACCGGTGTCCCACCAAACCCAACCACGATCCGTATCAGCTTCCCACGTTTCACGCACTGTGTGAAAGAAACCTTTTTCAGGTATTTCGTCCATATCTAGGGATAAACAAATATCTATGTTGTCTGGGATTAAAGCTAGGGCTGCGTTGCGGGCATCATCAAACCTAAAAGGTTTAATTGATATTTGGTGAACTATGACATTTGGTGCTGCTTGCAGTAGGGCAACAGTTCTGTCTGTTGAACCTGTGTCTACTACTACACGTAGGTCTGCGTCACGTGTTCCTTCAAGCCATCGCATCACGTGTTTTTCTTCGTTTAGTGCGATTGTGTATGCTGCTATTTTCATATCGTCCCCAATATGGTTATTTGATTATTGCTTGTACTTCTTCTTCGGTTAATCCTAAAGCGGATAGTTTTGCTAAAGCAGATTCGCGAACTGTTTCGCGTGCTGTTTTGGCTTCTTCTTGTGCTTCGTGTTCTGCTTGACGTTCAGCAAGTTCTTCATTAGATTCAATAATCTGATAAATAGGAACAACAGAATCTTCAGGAGTAATATCAATCATTAACTTCTCCAACCATAAATATAAAACTTACCATCAAGTGTTCCGGTAGATGGAATAAATTGAATACCATCAAAAGAAGTAGTGGTAGTAAATTCACCACTATGAAGAATGTCAGCAAGAAAACGGTACGCTTTACCATTCCAATAAGTTTTACTTGAAGCAAATGGAAAAAACACATCAAGGAAACCAACCATATCCGAGTTGTTAGCATTGACTGCTAAAGTTAAACTTGTTTGACCAGTGTTTCTTGTATATGTTGTTGCTATATCTAATTGTGTACATTGAAAATCATAGTTAGCGTTAGAGTTAGCACTGCCACCAGTTGTAAATCTTGCGGTCATAGATGCACCAGTACTTGGGTCATTTTGGTACATAATACGATAATTGTTATAAGCACTAGAAAAACAACCATTAACAATAACTGAAGTTGTTGTTGAAAATGAAACTACACCAGTAGATGAAACAGAACCAGATGAACCAGCACCAGCAACAGTAACAGAAGTTGGAACAATTTGAGTTAAACCTTGTCTTTCTAAAGAAACAGTGTTATCTCCAAGGTCGGCTAAATCACGTGACCTAGTCATTATGACAACACCACCCTTAACTCATCCTCAGTTAAACCAAGACGTTCCAAAATAGCAGCCTTCTGTACAGCCTTAGCATCAAGTTCTGCTTCTTGCACTTGTTCTAAACGAATAATTTCATTTTGGACTTCTTCTTCAGTTAAAGAATCAACATTAGGTGTATGCCAAATAATATTTTCAACATCTTCACCACTCATTGACCATTCAACATTTGGTCTTAAAGACTTAATTGCTGATGCTTTATTTATCACGCTGCTACCTCAATTGCAAATAATTGTCCTGTTTGTAAATTATTACGAAGTTCAGCCGTGCCGTTGGTTTCTACTCGGAATCTACCTTTGTAAGTTGTGGCGCTAGTTGTACCAGGTGTTGCATATCCAATTAAAGTAATACTTGAATCTACGCGACTTGTTGTATTTGACCCAAGTACGCCAAATTCAGCACCCGAAATATTGTTGTTACTTGAATCAGTTATTGAAAAAAGTGCAAAATCTGAAGTAGTGTAATGAGTTCCACGAAAACTCCAAATAAGCAAAACGGCGCTAGTAGATTTTTTAGGCGTAATCGTAACACTTATACTTGCATCAACCGAACTTGTGCTAGTGGTTGTTCGTGCTGTTGCATCAGTTGCCCTTACAACTTGTAAAATTTTACTAGGAAAATCCCATTTAAGACCAGTAGTCTCACCAGAAGCAGCAGTTAAAACAAAATCATTAGCACCAACAGCCAAACGACCAACAGTGTCAGCAGCCGTACCAGCAATCAAATCACCCTTAGCATCAACCACTGTTGGGGCAATAGTATTAGCTACATTAAACGGTGCATAACAAACCACAGTCACAATATCGCCAGCAACCAACGCAGTTAAACCAGTAACAGAAGTACCATTTGTAGCTGTGTAATCAGATCCACGAACTTGTAGGACACCGTTGATGAATACTTGTTCTAGGCCTACTGTGTAGGAGAGGGTTACAGCGTTGTCGTCTGTTCCTGAAACGGATGTTTCTCCACCTGCGGCAGTTTTTTTCCAGGAGGTAAAGTTTGCTGTGGTTGAGGCTGCAATGTATTCCCAGGCTGATGTTGTGGTGTTATAATATTTTAAGACAGCCATTAGGATAGTACCACTTTCAGTTCTTCTTCGGTTAAACCTAGTCTTTCAAGTATAGCAGATTTTTGTACCGCTTTAGTATCAAGTTCAACTTGACGAGCAATATCTTCTTCTTGCATCTGTACTCTATCTGCAAGAAATGCTTCAAGTTCAACACCAGTAAGTTCTATACGTTGACCATCTCTATGTACAAATATTTGTTCACTCATCATAACTCCTATTTGTTATAGCCATAAACACTTACATTTCCTGTAATAGTTCCGGTTGAAGTTAAAAAACTAAAACCTGTAAAAGATGTAGTTGCGTCAAAAACAACTCCACCTGTGGCTATATCTCCACCATTAGCCCTTGACCAATTTCCAAAAATTTGTGATTTTCTTGCTGACGTAAAAGGGTCTGACACAACCATAGAACCATTTGTGTCACCAGAACCAGAAGTTACAATCATTAACCAAGAAGTTCCAGAACCATTTAGATAACCTGTACTAGCAGCAGACCAACTATTTGTTAAACCACCATAATAATAATTACTTGTTGAGTTATCTGAACCTGAAACTCTGAATCTAAAAAGAACATTTATATTTCCACTTGCTGCAAAATTCCATTGAAATAAATATTTATCATAAGTTGAACTAAATACATCATTAACATTTACAGCAGCAGAAGTAGAAAAAGTTTCAGTTTTAATTAAAGTTAAACCAACTGCTGTAGGAGTAACCCAAGCAGTATCATAATCATTAGCAGATGCTTTTCTTAAAATCTGATTAGTAGAACCACCTGTAGGCACACCAAGAGATGCAGCAATAGAAGTGTCAGCCCACAAAACATCCGTAGACGGAGCAGTAGCACCAATGAAAACACCAGTCAAACCAGTCGGACCAGTACCACCAGTAACACCCGTAGGACCCGTAGGACCCGTTACACCAGTCGCACCCGTAGCACCCGTAATAGATTGACCATCAACACCTGTAGCACCGGTAGATCCTGTAGCTCCGGTTGGTCCGGTTGCGCCCGTAGCACCGTCAACACCGATAGTTCCATCAGCACCCGTAGGTCCAGTAGGACCAGTAACCCCTGTGGCACCAGTAGCGCCAGTAATACTTAAACCATCAACACCAGTGGCCCCTGTAGCCCCTGTAGGGCCTGTAGGACCAACCACAGTGGAATCAGCACCAGTAGGACCTGTAGGTCCTGTAGAACCTGTAGCCCCAGTAGAACCGGTTGGACCAGTTATACCCTGGGAACCAGTTGCTCCAGTCTCACCAGTTGCTCCAGTTGCTCCAGTGTTACCTGTTGCTCCTGTTGTTCCTGTTGGGCCTTGAATACCTTGAATCCCTTGTGGGCCTGTAGGTCCAGTCTCACCTGTTGCACCTGTCTCTCCAGTACTACCAGTTGGACCGGTGATACCTTGAATACCTTGCGAACCAGTCGCACCTGTAGGACCTGTATTACCAGTTGCTCCCGTAGCACCAACATCGCCAGTAGCACCCGTTGGGCCAGTAACACCCTGCACACCTTGAGAACCTGTAGGACCAGTTGCACCTGTTACTCCTTGAATACCCTGAATACCCTGTGCACCCGTTGCACCGGTAGGACCAGTTGGTCCAGTAACAGTAGAGTCAGCACCGGTAGCGCCAGTTGGACCTGTTGAACCGGTAGGACCAACCACACCCTGAATACCTTGTGGACCAATAAGACCAGCTTCAACTGTAACAGTTTCATCATACAAAACATCAAGAGTTGTAGTAGATTCTTGCAACTCAATAGTAGTAGTTGAAGGTTGTTGAGTGTTAATATTTAAAACAGTAGTACTGCTAGGTATTTCTACAACATCAGCCATTTAAGAGGTAACTCCCTCGTAAACGATAAAGCCACCTTCTAACAAACGTGTAACAACACCACCGGGAGAAGTAACCTCAAGATCATAAACATAATTACCTGCAGCTAAAGCTGTGGTTTCAGCGGCAGTAAGATTCAAAGTAAATTTACCATCAGTTGTACCAACAGTGATTTTACCGTTAGAAGAAGTTAAAGAAACAATTGTTGAAACAGAAGTAGGTGAGTTCTTAACACTCATAGCAGCAGAGTAACCGGTCACATTAACATATGTGCCATCAATTTTCCACTGTGGTGCAAGGCTAAAAGTTGAGCCTTGATAAACTTTCATATTGTATCTACCTGGTGTCATCTATTCCTCTATAATATTTGGGCCGTAACCGGCTGCAATTAAACTTGTGCGTTCTGCATTTGAAATCAAATTCTTGTGTCCACCTGGATAGTAATACAAAGCGGATTGTGTTTCCTCAACGCTTGGTGTACGAACACTATAATAGGACCCGTCAGTCCTCTGTAAAACACTATTAGCCCTAGTTAACTTATATCTATAAAACAATGCGCCACCACCGGCAGGGCCTTCTTCAACAGTAGGTGGTAAAAAATAATATGCCATTGTTCTCCTTAAAAGGTGTAACCCCCACCCGAAAGCAGGGGCTACAATTTTGCCTAAAACTAGGCGTTGTTGATGCTTGAGGTTGACTCAATGCGGAACAAGGATGCTTCGCGGTAGCGAGCAAATCCAAGAACGCCGTACCATCCGATTGGACGGAAACGCATTAACTTATCGGTTACAGGTCCGATAACTACGTGTGGTTCTTCAGCAACTGCTTCAGCAAGTGCTTGTTTACCACAGATAAGTGTACGGAATACACGTGTAGTTCCAGAAGAACCATCTGTTGCATTGTACAAACGTGGTGATTCTACGAACATTGCACCTTCGTATACACCGATTGATCCTGGCCATAGATTGCCAGCACCTGATTCGTTGTAAACGTGTGCTTCACGCCATCCGCCTGCGCCTGTTTCTGCACGTAAGTCGTGTGAAACTTCTGGATGTATACCAACCCAGTACAATTCACCAACACGTGGAACAGCTTTGTTTGCACGCAATTTAGCAATAGCTCTACGGATATTTGCTGAAGTGATTACAGAACCACCGGTTACACCAGTAGTTGTTGTTCCACCACCTGAGTAAATTACGTTTGAACCTTGACGTAGCACTGTTTGTGCAAAGTTGTCAATAGAATCTGCCATATTGAATGCGATGATGTCAGCAATAGCTGGATCAACATCAGACAATGAGAACAGTTCTAACTTGCGTGTTGCGATTGCAGCGTTACCGTATTCGTTAAGAGTTACAGTTACGTTGCTTGTATTACCTAATGCTACTGAATCTGGATCTACAGTTTCAGTTAAAGTGCCGGTTACTGCCGATAAATCAGTGTATAACTGGAATACGACAGATGAACCTGGCATAGCCTGTTGTGCAGGACGCTTATCAGCAACATCGCGGATAAGTGGCATAGCACGCAGAGCAAATTCTACATAGCGGTCATAAGCAGTCTGTACCAAGGAAGTTCCTAGGGACGCGGTGCTAGTACTAGTATAATTTTCTGTAGGCAATTTAGTTCACCTTCTTTCAAGGTTGATAGTAGTTGCGGTTATCTACCGAGAGATTGACCAAACAACAGCTGATCAAGTTCCTCTTTTGTTTTCGCAGCCATAACCTTTTGGTGTTGCGTTTGCTCACCTGAAGGGTTCTGTGCTGTTGAAGTAACATTATTGATTCGTTGATTAGCGTTGATTGTTTCTTCATCAACGGCAGGTTGAACAGGCTCATCTTGTTTAATACCGAATACATCACTGTATTCGTTTAACCAAGCATCAATCTGTTCAGGTGTGTTCACATCACTAGGAATAAGTTTCGCTAGTTTATCTGATACACCTTTTGAGGCCAATACATCTTTGACGGAACGAGAACGCATATCGGAACGCATTTGATTGAGTTCAGCCTCAATGGCTTCTCTTTCTTTTTGCGCTTTCCTTAAAGCCTTACGCAATTCTGCGGGACCATTATCTTGTTCTTCTATTTCGTCTTCGTATTCGTATTGGTTGGCCATTGCAGCCACTCCCTTTCATTAAGTTGTCGTATGCCACATACACAAACAGGGGAATCTGTGATGGCTCATACTGCCGGTCTTCGGTTACGCTTCTAAGTGCCGGTGCGCTTAGTAGGTTTTAGAACTGGCCTTGTGTTCCTTGTGCAAGGGAACCTCTGGTTACACCAGATTGGCCAGCAAATCTTGATTGTTCAATTTCAGAAAGTCTTCTAATTCTTTGCTTATAGTCAGCAGATTGTTCTCCACCAAACACAGCAGAAGTTGTTTCACTTAAACCAACAGGAGCAGCTTCAGGTGTTATAGAGGAAAGTCTTTGCGCTGTAGGTAAAATTTCTGCAACTTGTTCAAAACCTTGACGGGCTTGTTGTTGTGTAACACCAAGACCAGCATAAGTTTCAGCCATAGACTTAGGTGCACTAATACCTTGACGTGTAGCCTCAGCACCAAATTGAACTGCTTGAGCTTGACGTTCAATCACTGACAATGCACGATTAGGATCAAGTGCATAAGCAATCATATCACCATCACCAAGATTGTAATATTCTCTTAATTGTTGTTTAAAGAAAGGATCAGCACCATCAATGGTTTGTGCAGCAATATCAACACGTGATTTAAGTTCAGCAGGAGAAACATCTACACCAATAAAAGTTGAAAAGTCTGAAGGGTCATCATAAAAACCTGTAGGTAAACCTGCACTACGCATAGTTTGTTTATAAGCTGACTCTGTTGCAAGATATTCTGCAGGTGACAACACAGGTAAACCTGCTTTTTTACGTGCAGTGTTACCAGCAAAACGTTGTTGATACTCAGGGGTTTCTTGAAGTTTAAGTGTTACAGTGTCAGGGGTAAAACCTTGTTGAACATATTCTTTAATCTTAGGGGCAAGAGTACCAAGACCGTAGTTATTAAACACTTGAGTTGTGTATTCAACCCAGTCTGTTCTTTCTCTTTCAAGACGAGAATTCTCAATTGCATTAGCTGCACGTGCTGCCGCTTCTTCGGCAGAAACTTCAGGAGTAGTACCTGCAGCAGCACCAGGTTTAGCACCAGCAGTACCACCTAATGCATCAGCACCATAAAGAACACGTTCAATACCTAAATTAAGTTCTTGTAACTTATCTTTAGTTATTCCACCTTTTTGTTTAGCAGCAACATTGATTTGTTGAATTGCTGCATTTTGTTGTTCTTTAGGTAAAAGCTTTGCTTGAGATACTAAGTATTCTTTCCTACTTGGTTTTTTTTCAACAGCCATTTAAGATACCAATCCAAAATCTTGAAGAACCTTACGAGTAGTATTCATCAAACTATCCTGAGCATTCTTAGTAAAATTCCAACGAGGGTCCTTACGAAGATCTTGCTCAAACTGCCACAAAGGTTTAGTAGAAGGTTTACCCTCAGCATCTAAACCAGTCAAAGCCTGATTAACATAAACATCATTCAAACCAATAGTATTAGGATCAATCTCAAGAATGTTAGACATAGTCTGAATATAAGGAGAAGCAAGTTGACGAACAGTAAAACCTTGGTCTAACTGTGCCACAAGTGTAGGAAACTTAGACTTAGCTTGGTCTCTAACATATTGTTTGTAAGTTTCAATATCATCTTTACCAGTCAAAACATTAGTAGCAGCAGTGTTATACCAACCTTGGTCATACTGCATACCATAAGAACCAGCAAGTTCTTTCAAAGTATTTAACTGCTCAGCAGCAGCACCTTTAGCAAAATCAATCTTACCTGAACGAGCAATCTGTGGTTTAATAGTTGTTGTATCAAATCTACCTGCAGCCCACTCGCGAGCAAGTTTATTAACAGCTGCATCATCCAAACCAACACCAAGATCAGTAGCATAGATTCTAATAGCATCCGCTTTAACTTTAACTTCTTCAGCAGAAGGACCTGCTTTAACACCAGTGGCAGCAAAACCATATTTTTCTGGGGTAGATAAATATCCTTCAAGGGATGCTTGAACACGTTTACCTGCAACAGCATTACCATAGTTAAGTTCAGAAACTGTACGGGCAGCTTGAAGCATATCGTCTTTAAACTTTTTATCTACTACAGAAGTAGGATTAGAATAACCTAAAGCCTTTTTGTAACTGATAACCTCTTCAGGGGCCATCTTGTACAAACCATATTCAAATTGTTCATAACCTACAGGTTTAGAGAAAGTTTCAGCTGTACCAGCAGTACCTAAAAATAGGTATTCTCCGCCAACAAAAGCAGGGTCATTAATTGTAAATACGCCATCTTGACTACCAGGTAAAACTTTACGTTCAGCTTGTCTAGCAGGATCAATATCAGCACTTACATCAAGACCAGCAATAACTGTAGAATATAGAAAATCTTTACTTCTCAACCCTCCACCAGCATCACTGCTAACTGTTTTTAAAGGTTGTTCAAAACCAGCATCAGCTTTAACTTCTTCTTCTTCTTCAACAGGTTTGTTAATAATTTCATTACGTCTAGTTTTTAAAGTATTTAAATACTCATCGGTTGCTGCAATAGCAGGGCCTCGTTGACCAGGAACAGTAGGACGATTACCTGTACGTTCAATAAAAGCAATCTCTTCATCAACTTTTTTTAATTCAGATTGAGTCTTTTTACTTTCTCTAGCAGCTAAGCCAACAGTAGCTTTCTCTTCAGAACTTTCTCTATTCTTTTTACGTTGCTCTTCAAGAGCAGTAAGTTCTTTTTGTTTAGCATTAATTTTAGTAGAGTTGTCAACATTAACTTTTTTGTCTTCTTTAACTAAAGTTTTAAGTTCAGACTTTAACTTATTAATTTTAACATTAAGGTCTTTATATTCTTGCGCTAAAGACTTTTCATTGTCAGCCAATTAAACTCCTAATAATTCTGAGAACAGAACCCTAACAGTCATTTCAGCCTGTGGGTCGCCCTGTGCTATTTCTTGAATTCTGCGATACGCATTTTGGCGTACAGCTTCTTTCTGTTGTCTTTGAACCTTAGTATCACTGGTTAACATCTTTAACATTAAATCAGCTTTATCATAAGCGTCAAGCATTTCTTTATATTTACGAGCCAATTCAGTTTTAGGTGCATCCCCTGAATCAACCATAGAACGCAAGTCTGTGACAGCGTTAACAATTTGTTGTTTACTTTGTCTTGTTTCAAGTTCTTGAATAAGCAAAGGTTTATCAGATAAGAAATCTTCTTTAGTCAAAGACCACTCATCACGAATAGCAGCCTTTAATGAAGGTGAAAAAGTTTGATCTAATCTTTCATCAAAGGTTTTCTTTAATTCGTAATACGATCTTTTATCTTCAGCAACAGTTACCTTCTTGAGAAAATCATCAATAGGTACAGCCTCAGTATAACCTTCACGCTTTAAGAAAGTGTAATCATCAAAATTAAACTCACCAGCATAAGGTATAAAGAACCCTGAACCTTCAGGGTATTTAGCAATAAGGTCTCTGTTTTCACGTACCCATTTAGCAGCAGCATTTGTTTTCTTAATGATAGCAATTTTATTAGTATCAGTCTCACCAATAGTGTAAGCTAATACACCTGGTTTTAACTTAGCCCATTTTTGCAAAGCAATGTTATAAGCATCAGGTTCACCAGTCATAACAATTTCATTAACCAGTTTATTAAATTCTGCTTTAAAGTTTACGTTACCAGCATCTTTTAGATACTCTGGAATATCTTGACCAAAACCTAGTTGAGGTGATACTGGAGAAAGTAAACCAAGGAAGAAACGTGTTACCACAATGTTAGCAGCAATACCTTCAATTTTTTGACGGTACTCTAATTTTTGTTCTTCTGTTGCATCTAATGGTAAAGTTTCACCATTAGCAGCCATATATACAATTGATTTACGAGCAGCAGAAGCAAACTGTGATTCACGTTCGTCTTGATTCAAAGCATCAACAGCACGGCGAACGTTGGAAGGAATAAGAACATCTGTCCATCTAGCGTTCTGTGAACGAGGACCAAGAGCTACACCAAGTAAACGATCCTTAACAGGTGCCATAAAATTAGGCATCATTCTGTATAAAGCATACATTGAAAAACCAGATAAAGGACCAGACAAAGTTGGAATAGAAGACTGTGGATCTAATGATGGGGTAAGCATTTTAATCTTACCAGTAAACTGCAAAGGCATAGGTGTTTGCAAAGTCTTACCAGTTAAAATTTTTGTTACTGGAGCAAAAGCTGCAGTTAAAATTTCATCAGTAGGAAAGATAAAATACTTGTCGCCATTTTCATCATTGTGAATAAAACCTGCGTGGTCTAAACCATCAGATGTTAAACGAAGTCTAATAAGAGATTGTGGATTCTTTATTGCTGTTCTGTAAGCACGGCGATAGAAATCTTCTGTTGCACGATAAAAACGTGCAAAGTTTCTTAAACTCCAAGCCATATTAGTTCTAATGTTTGGATTATCAACAAAGTCAAGAGTACGTTTAACAGCTAAATCATTAGCAGCATTTGAAGCATATTCTGCTGCAATCTCTCTTGCTGCTTCTTCTGAATAACCTTTACCCATAAGTTGTTGAACTTTTTTATTTTCAACACCAGTAAGTTGTTTACGATAACTTTGCCAGTTAGCATAAAAGAAAGGTTCGCGCGTAAGGGTAGCAATTTGACGATCCATCCAAGAATAACCCTTTTCTTGAATAGCCTTAATAAACCCACCTTGATTCTTAGCAACAGGTACAAACTGTCTACCTAAAACTGTTGCCGGAAGATCTTGTTTATTTAAAGCTTTTAAATCATCCATATTAATATCAGGATTAAGAACTATTTTTACAGTTCCATCTTTTTGAACTTCTCTTTTACGAACAAGACCTAATAGTTTTTCACTAATAGCACCATCAGCGTTACGATAAATTTCTGAAGACTTAGCAAAAATGCTTACAGCAAGTTGTAATGGACTTAAAGATTCACCCTCATAAGCGTTAACAAATCTTTTAACAATGTCAGGATTATCTTCAAGATATTCTTTCATAAGTCTAATTGCAGTATCAGGATCATCTAAATGTGTAACAGCAATCTTACCTAACTTGCCATTAAGTTGTATTCCTTTAATTGCTTCAACTTGCCAGTTAATATAAAAAGCTGGAGAATGAACAGGGATAACATCAAAAGGACCAGTTGCTTGTTGACCCTTTAAAGCATTAGCAAGATCTGTACTAAACTCTGCAACATCACCATAAATTTTTGCTACAGCTTCAGGTGAACCCATACCTTTTTCTGCAAGCATTTCAAGGCGAACACCTTGAGAGGCTGAAACAGATATATCTTCCCAAGCTTTTGTGCCCCAAGAGTATTTATAAAAATCTTCAGCATACTTAATGTTTTCTTTTTTAGACAAACCTCTTAATGGTTTAGTTGAGGCTTGCATAGCAATAGCCATCAACGATGGAAAATCTTTACCAGTTTTAGCGTTAGTTGCTGCTTCTTTTAATTCTTTTCTTGCTACTCTTAATTCTTCGTTAATACCTTTTTGTGTGTAATTATACCAAGCACGCATAGGTAAAGATAGTTGTCCGGCATCAAGATAGCCACCTTTTTTATCAAGGTTAGTTATACGGCGTAATGCACGTTGAGCTTTATACCCATCTGTAAACAATGATTTAACTGCAGCGTAAGGTGCAACGAAACCAAACATCATAGCTTCTTCTATTGCTGAACGAATACCAAGACGTGGAACAAGAGTTAAAAATGACCAAGCATCAACAAGACCTTGGGAAACCTTATTGTTAAATGTAGGTCCCATACTTTTAACAAACCAGTTTTTAGTTCTATATGCTTCACGATACCATTCGTGAATAGGTGGTATTGAAAGTTCATCAGAAAGTTGATACAAAGCAACAGCTTTAGGATTTGAACCACCAAATTTAGATGGATCTATTTCTAAACCATCTCCACCGATTTCCTTTAAAGCAGAACTGTATGAGCCAAAAGAATCAAGATATTGTTTAGTTGCTTTTTGTGGTGTAGCATATGTTTCATTTTTTAAAACATTAATAGTTCTATTAAGAATTGCACGACCTGAATCTGTTAAAGACAGACCCATACTATGTGCCATAGTGGCAACAAGACCATCACGTATTTTGATACGTTGTGCTTGATTGGCGTTAATCCAACGAGCACCGATTTCATTAGCAATAGGTTTAGCAAAACCTGCTGTACGGGCAAGGGCAACAACGTCTTTAGTTGATTTTAAACCTTCATCAATTTCTCTACCATCTGAAAGAGTCTTAATACCTGTTCTAAGATTTTTTAAACTTGGTGCAATTTCAAATAATCTAGCAAATCTACCAAACACTGTTTGAGATTTGTTAATAACATCTTTCATTTTTGTGATTTCTTCAACATTACCTGAGCGAAGTAAATCAACTTGTGTATCTAAAAATGGAAGAATGTCTGTTTTGTTTAAATCAATATCATCAACAACTTTAATTTTATTTAAACCTGTTATGCTCGCAACACTAGTTTTAATGTTGTTTTTAAATTGTTTAATAACACCATAGGTTGGAAGAATAGGTTGTGATCCAGACCATCTTCCGTTTAACATAGCTGTAGCGTTATCTACATCTTGAATAAAAGTTTTTGCCATATTGGCATCAAAGACTTCATTATCAACAAGTTGTTGAATACCCGTGTCGTCAATGTCACCTTTAAATTTGTTTCTAACGTTAGCAAGTAATTGTGCTTTTTCTCTAGCGTCAGTGGCTTCAGATATTTTTTTAATATCTTGACCTATTTCGTCAAAGAAGTTGTTAACCCCACGACCTAACAAGGTGTTAGGATTAAAGGCTTTATCAATTCTTAAATCAGCAATATCACCTGTAGCATTGGCTATTTTTAAAATACTTAATTGTGATGCTTTATAAGCTTGTCCACCGATAGGAATATAAGTAATAGGATCAAAAGCAATTTGTGTAGCTAAATCTAATGCTCCAGAAAATCTATTGAATGCTTTACGGTTAGCACCAAAATCACCTGGATCAATGTTGAACAGTTCATAAAATGCGTCACGGCCAATTGATATTTTTGCTGTATCATAATCTTTGATAGCGCGAGCAAATACTTCACCCTCTGTTCCACCCATAAGCATTTTTTGCATAGCAGCAATTTCTTCAGGTGTTTCAAGAGTAGAAAGAACTTCACCAATAGTTTTACCAGTAGAAATTTGTTTAGCAATTTTTGCTACAGGTGCATCATAATAAGCATCAACTTTTGTTTCACGTTGTTTATCAAATAAAGCATTACCGTCATAAGCTTTTTTCCAAGCTTCAGCTAAAGGAATATCTTCAACCATAGATGTTCTAATTGCACGATACGGTTCAGTTAGTCTGCTTGAATAAACTGCAAGATTACGAATAGCCGGTTCAAAAACTTTTTCTTTAACTTGACCTAAAAATGATAGATCTTCTTCTTGAGCAAAAGTTGCTTTAGGATTGAATTGTTTTAAAGTTTTTTGTAAGTCTTCATCAAGTTTAAGAAACTCTGCCCTAGCATCTGCTTCAGGTAAACTTAATAATTGTCTATTCTTATTTACTAAACCAGCAAAAGAATCTAGTTTTTGTCTGTCCTGTCTAGGCACATTTGCAACCATAGTGGCTGCATATAATTCTTTAGAGGCTTTAAGTATGTTCTCATCAGCCATCAATACCCACCAAGAAGTGCCTGTTCATACAATGCTTGTACTTCACCGGTTGTGTCATATTGTGCTACCTCAGCAAGAATGTCTGCAACAGTTCTTTCTGTAGCAGAACTTAAACCAAGAGCATCCATTCCTGGACCTGGACCAGCGTTAGCACCAAATGTTACTGGTTCATCAGAACGTTGTGATGGTGCGTTTAAAGGGATAATAGGTTGTGAGGCTGCGGCTGAAGCGAGGCCCGAAGGCATACCTGATTGTTCAATACTCGGAGCCGCAGCCAAAGGAGCAGCTTGCTGCGTTTGCATTAGAGCCTTTCCTTCTCCGTATGGGAGATCTGGAACGTATTTGGCTGCTTGTGTAGCGTCACCGCTTTGACCATTACCACCACGCGCATTAACATTCATTGGATTGTTTTGCGGTGCGGTTGGTCTTTTACCACCTCTTGCCATTTATATACGTCCTTAAATTAATTGTTTATTTTCCAGCGCGTTTTGGTGCTGAAGTACCACGTGTACCAGATGGTTGTTTGCCAAACATAATTGTTGACATACCTGGTTTAGATGGACTTGGAACACCAGATTTTTTAACTGGTTGTTCGTATGCTTTTCCAGCAGAACCTTGGTTTGCTGGCTTCTTGCCGCCACTAAATGACTTCATTTGTTTCCTTTTCTTAGCCCGCAGGGACCATTCTTGTCACGCTACTAGATAGCGTGGGTTTACCAGAACCGGTTAACCCGGCTAGTAAAGATTGTAAAGGTGGTCTACCACCTGGTCCCACTTGTCCTGGCACCACACCACGTGGACCACCAGTTATTGCACTTAATCCTGAAGCACCACCGGAGGGAGCCTCACCTGCGGAACCGGGGACGGGTTGTTCCATACCAGGGGCTGCAGCCTCAGCAGAAGGAGGCGGTGCTTGAGGGGCAAACGCTTCCGCGATTACCTGCTCTATAGGTTGACCTTTTTGTCTACCTGCTATTACCGTTGCAATACGACTTAAAATTTCACCAGGATCTTGACCCTGTGTTGCAAGAGAAGGAATAGCTTGTGCGTATCCACTTATTGCTGAAACAAGTGAATCACGCAGTTTTTCAATTTCAATCTTTTGTTCTTCCATTGTTACATTTATTTCCCAAGGCATCTGACGGCGGAGGAAGTCACGGGAAATTAATTGGTCTCCACGCGCTTGAAGTCCGAATACCAAAGCCTGGTTGGGGTTTAATCCGGCCATCAGTCCATAGGTGATGTCAACCGTATAATCCCCATCAATGTCTTTCTTAGGGGTATAGGTGACTTCATACGGTGCGCCAGCATCTACGCCGCGCACAGTCTTTTCAACATTGCCAAAAAGTTTTTCATCAAGTTCAAAGCAAAGTTCAAATACTTGTTTCAATGCTTCAGCTAAAACTTGTTGCGCTGTTTTAACTTGTGTATCAAAACCACCCATAAGGGCTTCAACACCACGACCAGTAACAATAGAACCTTGGCTTACACCTTGTCTACCTTCAGGGTAACGTGCACCCATACGCATTTCTTGATCAAGTATTGCTGATTCGGTAAATAATCCAGGGGGCACATTTAAATCAACACGTCTAATCTTTTCAGGAGATGCAGAACGTATAGTTGCGTCAGGTCCCATTTCAAGGACGTTAACATCTGCAGGCAAAGCAAAAGGTGCCTGAACAGATTTCTGTGCCGCCTCAAGTTGCAAAGTAGCAAAACGGGCACGTGCGACTTGTACCCAAAGAACATCATCAAACTGGCCGCGTTGTTGCTCATCAGAGTCAACACCAGGACGAACAGCGAAAACAACATTAAGTTTACCAAGAGGATTCTTAGCGCGTTGTAAAATGTAGTTTGCGCGTTCAGGTAGAAAAAGAACTGTTTCGTTTTTGTCCATATATCGCACAAGTTGGATAGGGCGCATAGAACCACGTTGCTCAAACTTACCAAGGATTACAGATTCGTATTCTGGGAAATCGTTAACAAGATCTTGTGCAGCTTTAATGTAAAGTTTTGTATAAGACAACAAACGACCAAAGCGGTCAAACTCAGGATAAGAGTTAATAGGGTTATCTATGCGAATACGTGGGGCATTGTTTTCGTAATCAGCTTCAACAATAAAAGGTAGAGCACCAAAAGTAATATATCTATCGGCACCGGTAAACATTTCAACTTGCAAACGTGAAGTGTCGCGGTAGCCGGCAGCAATCATTGTACGCTTGTCAGCACGGGTACGTGCACGATCAGAAACAGCATTAGTTGCTGAACAGTTAATAGCAGGCAGTGGTGCAATTACTTCAGCGATGTCTCTTGCGGCAACGTCAATAAAGTTTGCCACCATAGGTTTAGGGTATTCTGCTGGAAACAAACCAGGGAATACTTGGTTTATGTTTCCTTTACGTACCTCAAGTACGTCACCCCAACGGGCATCACGATTTGCGTAACGCTGTTTTAATTGTTGATAGGCGTTAGCAATATCTTCAATCTTGCGTGCCACTACTTACCTTTTTTCTTTTTATCTCGTCTTGTTCCATAAACTGCAGCAGCAGCACCAACAGGACCAAACGGTGCAGCAACAGCACCAACAACTTTACCAATAGTGCGTGAAGTTTTACTACGATCAGCTTTCATTTTTGCTGTAACAGCTTTTTGTTGTGCAGGAGTTAAATCAGCAAAACTTTGCTTATTAACAACTTTGCCGGCAGCGTTACGTTTAACAGCAGCTTTCTTAGCAGGTGCAGCTGTAGAACCACCACCCATAATATTTTTATATCTAGATGAACCTTGAACACCACCAACAGGAGCTGATCTATTTGCTGACCTAGAAGGAGAACTTTGAGTTTTAGAAACTCTTCTTTCACCATACATACGCTTTAATGCTTCACGATATTCTGCGCTAGTATTGGATGATTTCAAAGAAGCAGACATACCTTGCTTCTTAATTTGATCAATAGTTTTTTGAGAAACCTTAATGTTCTTGTTAGCTTTATATTTTTCTTTAGGTGCCATAATTATCCTTAGGGTTTGAACTTATCTGGAAACTTTTTTCTCAACGCTGAATGTCTACCAATGTTTCTTTCTAATTCTGTTGTTGGTTGACTTGCGCGAGTTGTTCTTGCAGGTCCTTTAGAATTACTTAAAACCTTTTTCATTTTATTAATGCTTTCGTCAAGCTTAACTTTTTTTGCAGGAACAATTTTACGAGCAGCAGCAACCCCACCTTTACGTGCCAAGTTTGCGCCACCAACCATAGAAGCAACCTGTGCTGTTGTTTTACCAATAGCCTTTGCTTGCTTAGCAATGTATGCTTTCTTCTGTGCAGGTGACATTGCATCAAATTTTTTAGAACTAGCAGTGATTGCTTTTTGCACATCAGCAGCGCCACCCTTACGGCTGTATGCTCTTGATGCACCCATTGATGTTTTGTTTTTATTATCTTTTGGTCTTGGCATTAATACCATCCTGCGTTAACAGCACGCTGTTTGCGTGCATACTCTTCCAAATCAACAACCTGTCGTTTGGCTAAATCAATTGGTGTAGCAAAAGGGTTACGAACCCAAGTCTTACCGTAAGAACCCTGCTGGTTCACATAATCTCTAAGTTGTGTTTCAGCAAACCATAAAGCCATAGGCCCATCCTGCTTATTCTTAGTACCAGGAGACCAAGTGATCAGTTGTTCAATAAGTGCTTTAACGCCTTCAGACTCTGCTCGCGGAAACTCAATAAGAGCATTCCTAGCTGGCTTACCATCAGGACCATAAGAGCCAAACAAAGTACCAAGAGAAGCGACCCCGTATTCAAGATCCATCTTGTTATTGCCCGTGTAATGTTGTACAAGACGAATACCCCTTGACTGCAAGAAAGCATTAATTTCTTCATCCTGAGTTAAAAACAATTGGAAAGCGTTCTTCTCAATAACCCAAACCGCAGGTTTATATTTTTCAGTCCAAGTAAAAATTATTTCACGAATACGCTGAGGTGTAGGTGCAGGCATACGGCTGGCATCCAACAAATAACGTTTCTTAGTATTACGATCACCACTGATAGCAACAGTGAAAGTGTCCCCAGACATTGCAGGGTCCATAGCACAAACAGTATAAAAACCAGAAACATCAGCAGGATAACCTGGGGCACCCGCAACAAGCGGACCACACCCACGCATACCATTAGCAGAAGCACGAACCAGTTCAGCAG